TATTATACCATCCTGCGGTCCGGATTCATTATTTTCAATATTCCGTGGTTCAAATTTCTTTTGAAAAAACCCGTCACACGTTTGTATTATGTGAGTTGCGCGTCGTTAGTGGTGTCGCACGTGGTCGTGGCGACGCAGTATATATACGCGTATTCGTCGGGCGGTGGTGGCGGTGGCGACGTCGTCCAAAACACCGTGATTATTCTGGTGTCGTGCGGTTTGAATTCCGCCTACAATAACGTCATTGAATACTCTATGACGAAACACGGCGACATACTATCCAATATTGATTTCCAAATCATATTTCAGGCGACATATTTCGTGATTGCGGCTCCTTGGGCGGTGGTTTATACCGTGAAAAACGCGCCGCCATTTAACCCGTCCACGATGACAATGTATTTCTTCATCGCGTTTGGGCTACAGCTTTACATGTTCAACAAAATATACATTCTCAATAGTAAAAATAGCGTCATCCCCGCCAATATTCTGTTGAGCGGGTTGGACCTCGTGCGTCGCGTGATTCAGCTCACCTATTCGTTCATTTGCTTCAAAGAGCCGTTTGATGCGACGATTGGCGTGTCGCTCGTGTTTTTGGCTGCGTCGGCGGGGATTCTTTTGTATCAGTATATACGGGATTACCGGCTAGGCGTGAATCGCGCCCTTGACCGTCATCAGGTGCTAGAGGACGGCGACGGCGACGGCAACGGCGTAGAAATGGAAAATGTATAATAATTGTAGTGGAGGTATTCGTATGCCGGATGAATTCCGCAATCAACGGTAGCAGTAGCGGTAGCGGTAGCGGTAGCGGTGCTGTATTTGTAATAAACGAATGCGATGGGGATGGCGTATGTGGCGATCATTAGCGCGAGAAGGGTGGTTGGGGGCATTATAGATGCGTGCGTGTGTGTGTGTATTATTATATTCTATGATTTTGGAATATAATAATGACCGAACGATATTGTATATCTATTCGCGTGATTGACAGTGTTTATTACACCCCATTATACAACACCATATTCGCCATATTTCCGACGAGGTGGACACTCGCGTGTGCGTAGGTCGCGGGCCAGATGTATCCGCGCGCCATCAAATAATTGCTGACGCTATAACACACCGCGGAGGTGCCGATGAGCGCAGCGTATACACCGAAGTGATTGGGTGACGCGTGACGGACGGCGTAATATGTGTTGTATGACAATCCGGTAAACACGACGACCATATCCAGAGTCCGGCGCCACGAATCGCGGAGGGGGTTGCGCCAGTAGAGGAGGGATGTCGCCCAGACAGAGGCGGGGACGATGGCGAGATGGGTTGACGCGGGGTGGGAATATGCGTAGATGGCGGAGGGGATAGCGAGCCAGGCACAATACCAGATGAAGTGTGCGTGTGGGAATGGGAGGGCGAGCGTCGTGGTGGCGGGGGGCATTATGTAAATAAAAACAATATATACATTATTTGTTATATCTATTTACATAATATTCGTTTCATTTCCAATCCATTCAATGGTCGTTATTATTCCCCCGTCCGCTGACACTCCCGCTAATGCTAATGCTAATCCGACTCAAGCAGACATAGACGCGTATATTCACGGCGGCTATGGTTCGGCTGCGGCCGATGTGGAGACCTTGCGCGGCATTGTGCGAGAGATTGAGTGTAAAAGTGGCGCGGGGGCGCTTCTTCATCCTGCCGAGGAGTATTTCGCAGCGCAATGTTCTTCATTACTATAATTATAATTACTATCATTACGATTACGCAGTATCTGCCGGATGTGGCGGCGGCGCATCCTTGTCAATCGCCACATTCTTCGCCACTCTCTTTATGACCTTGGCGATGTTGCCTAGTGATATCGCGTTACTTATTTTCAAATACCGTTTGTTCTCACGTGTGCCGTCATTCATACAGTTTGGATGCTGATTCGCCCATTCTTCTATAAGCGCCTCGTTCTTCTTTTCCAACGCACGGACAGCATTCGCCATTTTCGGATGGTTAGGCCCGTCGCGTTCCCATTGATTATCATCCCTCACGTATAAGGTCTCGCGCTTGGCGTCGCTACAATGAACTGGGCGATCGCATACATCCAACTTTTGGAGGTTGTCTATCAGGATGTTTGACATTCCCTTTACATAACCATCCCGTTCCACATTCTCCAGGTCGGTGAGGTTCAATTGGATGGAATTCACGAAGTCCGTCATATTCATTGCGTATTTACATTTCTCGTTGAGGAACCGGTTCATATTGAATGAGTGGTTGTTGGTGGTGGAAGATGGGGGTGTGGCGGGGGTTGTGGCTGGGGTTGTGGCGGGGGTGTGTGTTTGTGAATTCTTCATAAGTTCCAATATTTGTTCCTGTAAATTGTTGTTGGTTTTTATTAGTTCAAACATCATTTTCTTACAAAATTGTGTGTCGGTTATCATATTTCGAATGTCTGTTGATGTTATTTTGACATTCTCATCGGGGGAAAATTCGTCATCAGTGTTTATTTGCGATAAATTATCGGATACGGGTTCAGACATATTTTGTTTAACCGAAACACATGTTTTCCTATGACGACACAACCCAGAAAGATGTGAATATTTCTTATTACAGTTGGGGCAACTGAACGATATTGCCGTTGACGGTTGGCACTTAATTGGGTTATCTTCCATTATCTTTTGATGTTTATAGGTCAAAAGATGCGTGTCGTAATTAGATTGTTTAGAGCATATAAAGTCACATTTTTCGCAAATATAAACACGTTTTTTTCCATTAGTCATCATTGTATTGGACCCTATGGGTCTTACACGTTTTACACATTTTACACATTTTACTCGTTTTACGCGGTTTACTGATTTTGACGGAAACGGTTCAACGCTATTCATTGTTGCGTTCAACGCAATGAAATGTTCCTGTTCTTTTTGTCGTGCTTCATTGAGGTTGTTACAGTTATAGAATGCGATTATACCCATATTCCAGTTATCCCATCCACCATTGTTTCGTATGACTTTATACACCTTACAATTGTGGTTTGGATATTTACTATTCATACAAGATAGCTGGTGAGATTTTTTCCGCTGGACGAAATTGACCGTATGCCCTACATACACATCCTGAATATTCGGGTCTTTACACGTTATCTTATAGATAATCGTGTTTGAATAATCTTTATCGGGAATTGACATTTTCGTATAATTATTATACGAAAATATTTTTATATACCATTGGGTGGACATTCATTCAATCGTATTCGGTTCCTTGTCAATCGCCACATTCTTCGCCACTCTCTTTATGACCTTGGCGATGTTGCCTTCCGTCTCCCCGTCGGTGGCTGCCTTGGAGAGTTTCATATACCGTTCGTTCTCGCGTGTGCTGCTATTCATACAGCGCGGGTTGGCTTTCGCCCATTCACTCACCAGCGCCACATTCTTGTGTTCCACCGCAAGGACCGCGTTCACCATTTTCGGATGGTCGGGTCCGTCCCGTGCCCACTCGTTGTTATCCTTCACGTATAAGGTATCGCGCTTGACGTCGCTACAATGGACCGGGCGCTTGTAAACATCCATCTTTTGGAGGTTGTCTATGAGGATGTTTGACATTCCTTTTACGTAACCGTGGGTTCCCACGTTTTCCAGGTCAGTCAGGTTCAGCTGGATAGAATTCACGAAGTCCTTCATATTCATTGCGTCTTTACATTTATCGTGGAGGAACATGTTCATATTGAATGTGTTGTTGTTGCTATTGATGGTGTTGTGGTCGCCGTTTGATGCGACTCCGATGGAAGACGGGACTGTGGTGGGAGCGGGGTCATTATTGGCATGTTTACTTAATTCCATCATTTTAGAATGTAGTTGGGCTGTCATCATCATCATCATTTCTTTCATAAAATTTGTAGTATGAACTAATGTATTTTGAAAGTCTGTAACATTTACTTTAATATTCTCATCAGAATTACTAGTAGCCAGATTTGAATCGCTATTTTTATTGCTATTCTTTACCTCTTCTATTAAACCTATTAGTTTATTATACATATCGTGTGTGATATTTGGAGTGTCGGTTGTGGTTGTGGTTGTGGTTGCGGTTGCGGTTGTCATAGGACACGTTCTCTTATGACGACTTAACGCAGAAAGGTGAGCATATTTTTTATTACAGTATCTACACGTATTTGAAGGAATTGCTGTCTGAACGGGTGAATGACCTGCGGCCGCCTCTACGAGTAACCCATCATGTTTTACCATCGTCTGGTGTTTGCGAGTAGAAATATGTATTTCGTAATTGCTTTTGTAAGAGCATCTAAAGTCACAAATTTTACATTCGTAACCACCCTCGGGAATTTTACCATTTAATGAGTCGCCCATGCTTTTTACCTTTCGTCCTAAATAATGTTCTATAATAGCGTTATAAAATAACCCGCCGTTTTGGACGCGCCGGCCAACCCCCAAAAATTAACAGTCACAGGTTTTCGGGGCAAAAATGCGTTTTGTGAGCGTTTCAGTCACAAACCCGTTTTTCAGGGTTTGCGCATTTCGTGTTTTCAAAACTCCCGCGCGCAAAGCCTGTTTTGGACATTCCTGGCGGACACCCCGGCGGTGGGGTCTAACGTTAATATTCTCCCGTGTAAATTCTATAAAAATGAGTAATTTACCCAATCCATCTATCATAAGGATTTTTCTAATTTCAAACGGAATATTTTCGGCCAGAAACTGTCCGAACATCCAATTTTGAACGGATTATATTTGGCGGTTTATGTAATAAATAAAATTGAATAGATTGAATAGATTCGTATATATTCATTCCATTCCATTCCATTCCATTCCATTCCATTCCATTCCATTCCATTCCATTCCATTCCATTCCATTCCCTTCCATTCCATTCCATTTCATTTCATTCCATTCCATTCCATTCCATTCCATTCCATTTCATTTCATTCCATTCCATTCCATTTCATTTCATTTCATTTCATTCCATTCCATTCCATTCCATTCCATTCCATTCCATTCCATTCCATTCCATTCCATTCCATTCCATTCCATTCCCTTCAATTACATTCTATTCCATTCCAGTGCAGTCCAGTGCAGTCTAGTGCATTCCATTCCATTCCATTCCATTCCATTTCATTCCCTTCAATTCCATTCTATTCCATTCCAGTGCAGTCCAGTGCAGTCTAGTGCATTCCATTCCATTCCATTCCATTCAAGTCTAGTCCATTC